ATTGGGGTATGACGCAGAATGGCAAGTGCTTAACTCTAAAAACTTCGGAGTCCCCCAAAACAGGGAAAGGGTGTTCATTGTCGGACATCTTAGAGGATCAGGTGGACGAAAAGTATTTCCTATCGGAGAAAATGACGGAAAAACTAGTAATGAAATAAAAATAGTCGGCCATAGCGGGAGTGGAGGCCAAAAAGGCTATATTCACGACGTTGAAGGGTTGGTTGGGGCTTTGAGTGCTACAGACTATAAACAGCCTAAACAATTAAAAATCGCAGCTGACTTAAATTATTACAATTACGACCATATGAATAGAGTTTATTCCCCTGATGGTTTATGCCCTACTCTTGCCACAATGCAAGGTGGAAATAGAGAACCGAAAATAAAAGTAAAAGAAGCAACAAAAAAAGGATATGACATTGCCTATGTAGGTGACTCTATAAACTACTCTGTGCCAAACAGCGAAACACGCAGAGGGAGAGTTGGGAAAGGGATTGCCAATACACTAGACACTCAATGTAATCAAGCGGTACTATCAGGCGTTTACACAGGAGTATCCCCTGATTTCCAAAGTGGTCCGCTTGAGGGATTAAGCCGTTGTCTCAAAGCAAACAAACACGATGCGGGTATAACAGATGGTTTTAGAATCCGAAAACTAACACCTCGTGAATGTTGGAGATTGCAAGGGTTTCCTGATTGGGCATTTGATAAAGCTAAAGAAGTCAATTCAGATAGTCAGCTTTATAAACAAGCCGGAAACAGCGTGACTGTAAACGTGATATATGAAATAGCTAAAAGACTAGGAGTGGATGAATAGATGATGAATAGAGTCGTACTAGTAGGAAGATTAACCAAGGATCCTGATTTACGCTATACACCAAATGGGGTACCTGTAGCGACCTTTACCCTAGCTGTAAATAGACCATTTAAAACCCAATCAGGTGAAACCGAAGCTGATTTCATTAACTGCGTAGTCTGGAGAAAGCCGGCTGAAAACGTGGCGAACTTCTTGAAGAAAGGCTCACTCGCTGGAGTAGATGGAAGGTTACAGACTCGCCATTATGAAGGGCAAGATGGAAAACGAGTGTATGTGACAGAGGTTCAGGCAGAAAGTGTTCAGTTCCTTGATACAAAAGGAGAAAAGAAACAGGTTAAGTCAGCACAACAGCCTACTACAAGAATCAGTGAGGATCCGTTTCAAGGGAACGGACAAATAGATATCTCGGATGATGACCTTCCATTCTAGGTGAACAAAATGAGATGGGACGAAGCAACCAAAAAACAATTACTTACTATCTGTCTTTTCGAAGATTGTCCACTTGAAATGAAGTATGAGGCAGCAAGGGAACTCCAGCTTAAAAACTGGGGTCCCACCTTCCTACAAAAGTTATTGAAATATTGGGGAATGGGGTTAAGCGAAACCCAAATAGCGGACAAATTCGGTGTAGAAGATTGGGAAGTCAAAAAACAGTTACTAAAATATAACCTGTATGGCAGCAGGATAAAGAGGAGAAATGGAGCATGAACCTAGAAAAATTATTCAGTATGCAGAAAGTTTTACGTGATCGAATCGGATATAACGAACCAGATAGATTCAATAAGCTAATTTTGGCGTTATTAGTCGAATTAGGCGAATGTGCAAATGAGTGGAGAGGGTTTAAGTTCTGGAGTGTAAATCAATTACCGCACACTTCAGCTGTGAGAGTACCTTGCATGATGGAAGAGGATAAAGAGTATTACAATCCTTTGCTTGAGGAGTATGTGGACGGTTTGCATTTTGTTTTAGAATTAGGTTTGGAAATAGGGAATGAATTATATTGGGATTTGGAAATAGTGATTGATGGCGTTATTCGTGAGAAAAAAATGGAAAAGACAGAGACTATTACGGATGCTTTTCATTTAGTTTTCTATAATACCTCACTATTAACCTACGATGATTATTATATACAGTTGTTTGCAGCATACTTGAATTTAGGAGAAATGCTCGGATTTACAGAAGAACAAATTGAACAAGCCTATTTTGAGAAAAACAAAATCAACCACCAAAGACAAGAGGTGGGTTACTAATGAATAGCGATGAATTACGTTCACTCTTAACCATGATCACGCAATACTCCTTTGAATATCTGCAAAGTTTAAATAAAGAGCAACTCGAAAAGATATACCGGGAGAAAACCAAATGAGATATGTAGGCATTGACCCATCCACCAAAACAGGTTTAGCCATTATTGACAAGCAAGGATACGTAATCAATACACAAGATGTATCGACTAAGGTAAAAGAAGATCCTCAACGATTCTCTGACATAGCTGAACAAATCATTGATGAATTAGAACCGAATGACCGTATTTGTATTGAAGGATTCTCTTATGGCTCGAAAGGAAAAGGAGTTAGCTTCCAATACGGGTTAGGTTGGATTATACGACATTTGTTACTGGATAGAGGATATGAATACATCGAAGTACCTCCAACATCGGTGAAGAAATTCGCAACCGGTAAAGGAAATACGAAAAAAGATGAAATGGTGCTGCCGATTTATAAGAAGTGGGGATTTGAACATAGCTCTGATAACGTCCGAGATGCCTTTGTATTGGCTCAAATGGCAAAAGGGGTATATGACTCAAGCAATCTCACAGAATATCAGAAAGAAGCCTTGAAGAAGGTGAGTAAGTGAGTAAACTCGAAGAATACTTTGAAACACATAAAAAATACATCAAACAAATTAAAGTGCTGGATGATCGGATGGATAGTCTCGCTCCTTTTGAACTAGCCAAACTCGAATACTTGTACACCAAAGCAGAGAGGATTGCCTGGAACATCGCCGGACACTTCAAAAAAGAATACAAGTATTATGAAGGCTTGGCTGAAATCCATCAAGGGCAGGAATACAAAAATGTTCGTGATGACAAGACGAAATCAGCAACAGATGGTCAGTATCTCTCCAGGATAACAAAAGGCAATATGCTCTGTGAAGCGGCTCAATATGAAGGGGATTACATTAGTTGGAAAGGCGTTGCTTCAACTTATGAGAGGGCAGCGAATGCGTTGAAAGATATTATGAGGGCAATCACCAAGGAGGGTGGAGAATGACCGTAGCAACCACTTATAACAAGTTTCAGATATACGGCATATTGAAAGATTACTTCTGGATGATACGAGAGATTAAGAAAATCGATTATGAATTAAGCAAAACCGACTTCCAAGGCATCGCACAATACGGCATAGAAGCGACATTACCTCATGCGGTAGGAATTGTAAGTCAAGCGTTAGAAAACGAAGTGGTACGTCGCTCCAAGAAATCTGAACGCATGTATGAGTATGCAAAGAAAGTCAACTTCATCAATGAGCGCATTCATAAGGTGACAGACGAGAAAGAAAAGGTAGTCTTGGATTGCATGTTAGATGGCATGAACATTGCGGCAATTAGTCATCATCTGAAGCTAAGCCGAAAGCAAGTGCATAAGTTGAGGGATAATATTGTGGATTTGTTGGCGGGATGAATCTTTGACTAAAAAGTATGCAAAAGAGGTGATTTGAAAATGGCTGTTTATTATATGTCTGCCTGTCACGATTGTAAACAACTAGCCAATTGGGATAAAACATCACAAGAACAGGCTTATCGTTGGCATTGCTTGTTTAAGAAAGCCCATGAAAATCATGAGACTCAATTTGGAAACGATTATGATGATGATTTCTATACAAAAATCTTTAGATACAAAGGACAACATTTCAAAGATAAAGGAGTTACATTAACTTGATGAGTCGCCCTACTAGTAAAAGACGGCACAAAAAGCACACTTTACACACATGTAACACTTTTTGAAATCCTCTAGGAATCTAGTTATACTTGAGGTATCAGGTAATTTAATAAGGCTACGGAAATAGTCTAGACACTAATTTTCCGTACTATTCGGCAAGAGACGGTACTGGTGCCAGACAGTATCGTCTTTTTTATGTTCGGTGTGCCTTCGGGCGGGTAAACAAGCGACAACAAATGCCAAAGGTGGG